ACACGTAACTCAAAATTGTTAAATGAAAATAGAGATTCGGAATATCTTCCTTTAGCTCCGGAGGTTATTGAATTTATTGATGAAAGAGTAGAGGATGTTAGAGATAGTGATCAAGATTGGGAATATTTAAAAGATGTAGAGTTTTGGCAAGCTGATTTTCATGATGAGTTATTAACACATTTCATGGATGATTTTCCAAATGCTTATATGATAAGTAAAGAAGTAGAAGACTATATTGATAGTAAAATCTATGGGGAAGAATAATTCCACCCTTTGCGTAGTACGCATTGGCCGACCCGCCCTTAAAGGCGGGTTTCTTTATGTTTCCGCATACTTGTATATATGTATCTATTGATGATGTTGTTGGAGTGCCTGCTTGAAGATAAGTCGGGAGAGACTTGGCTGCCCCAACCTCATTTCGTATGTTGAATCAAAACTATAAAAATTATGAAATACAAAGAACAAGCCCTTAAAAAAATTGAAAAAATTGATCACAAAGTTGCTGCTTTAGAGAGCGCTATTAGTCGTAGTGAAGAAATGAGTGTTATTGCTGGTGCCTTTAGAGACATGAGAGAAGCAGTATCGAGCTTAAGAGATACTATCTCTATTGAGAATGATGAAATGAATTATTAATTTATGATTACCTTTATTATTATATTAATCCTCTTAGTAGGTATATTAGGTTATACTTCCTATAACTTATTTAGAAAAGTGGAGAAATTAGAGCAAATGGCTGATGGTCAGGACCAATATATTCGACGACTTTCTAGTACTGTTGACTTTACTAATAAAAGATTAGGAGAGATTGATGACAAGGGGACATTTCAATCTGATGATGAAATAGGATGGTTTTTTGAAAGTATAAAGACCCTTCAAAATGAATTAAATGACTTCAATCTTAATGGAAATAGAAAATAAAACCTTAGTTATTGAATTAACTAAATCTGGAAAGCCTCGTAAACGTAAACCTAAAACATCTAATACTTATTTTACTGAGGATACCCAGGATGCTATTTTGGAGTATGTAGCTTCAACTAACCAGGATTTTAGAGATAAAGTATATCGTGAACGTATAGAGTATGGATTTTTTAAATTGACTCAAAATATTATACATACGTTTAAATTTTATTATACTGATGGGGAATCTGTAGAGGATGTGCAGCAGGAAGTAATTGCTTTTTTGCTTGAAAAACTTAAATTATATAAACCAGAGAAAGGTAAGGCTTATTCTTATTTTGGGACTATAGCTAAACGTTATTTAATTCTTAAAAATAAGAAAAATTACCAGAAACTTCAAGACAAAGGTGATTTAATTGAAGTAGATGAAGATAAGACAATTAGAGAGGAAATTATAAACGAGTATTATAGTGATGATTATAGTGTAAATGAGTTTATGAAATTATACATTAAATATGTAGATAAAAATTTAAGTAAATTATTTCCTAAAGAAATTGATGCTTTAACTGCTAATGCTATAATTGAATTATTTCGCAAATGTGAATCCTTAGATATATTTAATAAAAAAGCACTTTACATTTACATTCGTGAAATAGTAGATGTAGATACTCCTCAAATTACTAAAATAATTAAAAAACTAAAAATATCATATTCCGAACTATATAACCAATACTACTCAAAAGGTCATGTGGTAACATAAAATTTTGTAGTTTTTATATTTATAACCAAAAATAACTATGGATTTTGATCAAGTAATGTGGGGCAATAAGAAATTTTCGGATTTGCTCAAAGACATTTATAATAACTCAAAGGAAAAGGAAAAGCAAATTAAAGACCTGATTGAAACATTAAAACCATTGGTTACTAACTCTCAATCGGCTCTTATGATTGTTCCCTTAATTGCTGAACATCTTAACATAAGTGTAAAGAATGATGATCAATTAATTAAATTAGCTAGCATAGTACAACGTGCTATGAACACTTCTTCTTCAGATGAAGCGGCTCATATGATTTTAAGCGAAGCCGAGAAACAACAACTATTTTCAGCTGTAAATGAAATTGGAGGTGCTATTGTAAAACCTGATGGGGAATAAACCATGATAGTAAAAAATAATTTATCTTTTATTACTTCTAATATAGGGAATAATAATTACCAGGTTCCTCAAGGGTATAAAGTTGGTAAAGTTTATGCTGTTATGTTAAGTCCATCTAGTGTCCCTGATAATGTATGGGAACAAAATAGTGGTTGGGGGGGTATTGGTACTATTATTTATCAAGAATATCAAGAAGATAATGAAATATCATTAAAAGATTTAACTAACAAATTTCTAAGCACATTACCTACAGCTCTTCCTTTATATCCTAATCAAAAATATTTTCCTTTACCTGGAGAAATAGTATTATTAGTAGATCTTCCTTCGGCACCTTCAATTATATCTGAAAGAACTAGAGAGACTTATTATTTAAGTCCCATTAATGTGTGGAATAGTCCTCAATTTAATGGTTTATTTTCAGAAACAGATAAAGATATATTGTATGATTCTTTTATTGAAAATAAAAATTTTAAAAGTTTACAAGTATTTGAAGGAGATTATTTATTAGAAGGTCGATTTGGAAATTCAATTCGTTTTGGAAGTACAAATAAATCAGGAAATCAAGATTTATCCCCCTGGTCTACTAACCCCACTGAGTTAGATAGTAATCCAATTTTACTTATTTCAAACCAACATAATTATAAATCACCTAATTCCGGTGTAAATGTAGAAAATATAAATAAAGATGGATCGTCTATTTATTTAACATCTAATCAAATTGTACCTTTAGATATAGGAAATATTATTTTAAGTGGAATTACTAACCCTACCAATATAGCAGATTTTTCAGACCCCCAAGTCATTGTAAATTCTGATAGAGTTATCTTATCAGCTAAATCGGATGAGGTTTTAATATTTGGAAAAACAGGAGTTGAGTTATATTCACAAGGTCCTGTATATTTGCAAAGTAGTAAAGTTGGAATAGTTTTACAAGATAATAAAGTCTATTTAGGCCCAGCTAATAATGGTTCAGATGGACCTGAACCTTTAGTTATGGGGTTTCAACTCCAGGAATATCTTTCTGATTTGTCTGCAGCTTTAAGTACTTTTGCTTCTATTTTAGGTCCCACATTTGCTCAACCAGAAGGAACTTTAATGGAAACTTTAAATTCAGCTGCTAATGGTCTTATAGAGTCTATAGATGCTTTAAATATTAAATTAGATAAAAAAGTATTAATATCTGAAACAGTATATACAATATAATGGCTGAAGTTACCCAAAAAGATAAAATAGCAGCTGCTAAAAAAGCACTAGAAGAATCTCAAAAGTTAGTTGAAAGTGCTCAAACACAATATTCTAAAGCAGAAACTTTATATAATAAAGCTAAAGTTGCTGCTCTTTCTATCCAAGCATTAGCAGCAGGTGCTGCTGCTGGTGCTACTGGAGCTTTTAATGGATTAGCATCTAATGTATCCGCTGCTGGGGGTGTAGGGAGTCAAGAAGCCGCCTCTACTACTGGAACAGCCATTGGAGAAGGTATAGGTGAAACTCTTAAATTTCTCTCCCCAGAAGCAAGGGATGAAGAGATTAATAAATATAAAGAAGAATTTAAAAAAATAGAGAAAAAAGCTAAGAAAGAATTTGAAAAAGCTAAGAAAGCACTAGAAGGAGCTAAAAAACGAGTTATTGTAATTAAAGAAAAACTCAATGTTTTATTTACTAAACGAACATTAGAAGAAAAAGCTAAATCAAAAGAATTACGTACCCAATCAAAATTAAAAACAAATAAAAGTAGATTAAAATTTAATAAAGCTAAATTAAAAGCAGGTTTAAAGAAATTTATTAAGGCTATAGGCCCTATAATTATTGTATTAGTACTAGCACGAGTATTAAATATTTTTATTACTAGACTATCAGATATTGTAACTAGATTAGGTGCTTTAGTAGATAAAACTAATGAAATTATTCAAGCTGCTACAACTAAAGAAGATATTAAAAAAGCAAAAGTAACTAGAGATGCTGCTTTAGTAGCACTTGCATCCGCAGAAAGACAAGTAGAAGCTTTTAGAAAAACTATTAATACTTTAAATACTGTAATAAGAGTTTTTACTCTATTATTATCTATATTATCAGCATTACCTACATCACCGTATCAAATATCTCCAATTGCTGTAAAAGTTAGCAGACTGATAGCCAAATTCAATCCAGTATTATTATCGTTGGGAATTTTACTCCAAGTTTCATTAACTACTTTAGATGGGTTTTTAAATACTATCCAATATGAACGCTCTAGATTACTTCCTTTAAATAAAGTTTTAGAACAAGCTGATGCTCAAGATTTAACCCCTGAAGAAGTGCGTGATTTGTTAACAGCAAATAGTGAAGGATTAGGACCTGTAGAGGGAGTTGTATATAATGGATTTACATTCTCTATAGTAGAAGAAGAAAATCCTGAATTTGTTGTAGCTGGGAATAAACGTAGATATGCTGTTGCCTTAGATAGAAGTGGATTTGTAGCATTACAATCTACTCCATCATTTACATTAGATCCTGAGGTGCTTATTGAAGAATTAAAATTAGAAATTGATAAACGAAATCTTGAAGCTTAATATTTATAGATATGAAAACAAATGAATTAAAAACCCTTATTAAAGAAGCCGTAAGAGAAGTTCTTAAAGAAGAACTAGCAGAATTAGGTAAACAAAAAATTAATGAATCCTTATCTATAGGATTAACTCATACCCAACCTAACTCTACTGTTTCTGATAGTCGAGCGTGGCCTACTTTAAACTTTAACTCTAGTAACATCAATCCGGCAGCTAGTAAAGAAACTATTCGCCAATCCTTAATGGATCAAATGGGTATTGCTCCCCCTCCGGTAGCTCCACCTACAACATTTGCAGAAAAACAAAATATATATTCTGATATGTTAGCTCAAGTAGCTAATGATATGAGAAATAATCCTGCGGAAATAAGTAATTTTAGAAATATTCAATAATGGCCTATATAAGAAGTAATAGGGTTGATCCTAGAGATTTTCAAATTAATACAGCTATAGGAGTTGCTTTACCTTTTGATGCTCCCGGAGTATTTAATAGTGTATATTCTACTAGAGAGCAGATTAAATATAATTTAATTAATTTAATTTTAACATCTAAAGGAGAGCGAATTGGACACCCTAACTTTGGCACAATTTTAAAACAACAATTATTTGAACCTATTACAAACGAAACATTTCCACTTATTAAAAACAGTATAACTACTGCTGTAGACCAATATCTACCAGAAATTACCGTAAATTTTATTGATTTAGTACCTTTTGAAGATGAAAATACTTTAGCAGTAACAATGGATTATACAATACTACTTTCAAATCAATCTGATAGTGTAATAATTAATATAACATAATGGCCCAAAACAAAAACATATCCTATTTAAATAAGAACTTCACTCAGTATAAAGCATCTCTGATTGACTTTGCTAAGAATTATTTTCCCAATACTTATACTGATTTTTCAGATACATCTCCTGGTACTATGTTTATTGAGATGTCTTCATATGTGGGAGATGTTTTATCTTTTTATATAGATACCCAAATACAAGAGAATTTTGTATTAACCGCTAAGGAAAAGGAAAATTTATTTAATATGGCATATTCTTTAGGATATCGTCCTAAATTATCATATGCTTCTGTTACTACAATTGATTTTTATCAACAAGTCCCTATTCTTAATAATGCCCCTAATTTAGATTATGCTCTTATAATTCCTGAAAATACTGTACTTTCATCAAACTCAACCCAAACTAAATTTGTAACAACCCAGAAAGTTGATTTTACTAATACAGGATCTACAGAAATTAGTTTATTTGATGGGAATAACTACTTGTTTAAACAATCAGTAAAAGCAATATCAGCTGAAGTAAAGACAGCTACATTTACTTTTGGAGCACCTGTAAAATTTACATCAGTTGAAATAAATGATCCTAACTTTCTTCAAATAATCGATGTTAATGGGAATGATGGAAGTGAATGGTATGAAGTGCCTTATTTAGCTCAATCTACTATTATAAATAAAACAGTTAATACAGGTCCCTCTTCTAATCAAGTACCCTATTTAATAAGTTTACTTGAAACTCCTAATAGATTTGTATCTAGAATTAGAACAGATGGTGTTGTAGAACTACAATTTGGGTCTGGGATGTATGTGAATCAAGATGATAATTTAATTATCCCAACTCCTGATAATATTCTATTAGGAATGGTGCCTTCTGCTGATACCTCAGATTTAGTTAACAATTATAATCAAGCTGCTGTATTTTATACTAAACAATATGGTACTGTTCCTTCTCAAGTAGTTTTAAATGTTCAATATCTATCAGGAGGAGGAATAGAGGCTAATTTACCAGCAAATAATATTACTATAATTGCTTCTACTAATAATATAGGAGCTTTTAACCCCATTTACACCAACGCATCTCTTAGCACTTTAGTCGCAGGTAATCCAATACCTTCTATGGGTGGCCGAAGTGGTGATACTATAGAAGAAATACGTTTAAACACACTTAATGCATTCTCAGCACAATTAAGAGCAGTAACAAAAGATGATTATATGACTCGTGCTTTAAGCATGCCTTCAGATTTTGGAAATATAGCTAAAGTATATGTTGAACAAGCTTCAGCATTGTCTTCAAGCCCAGGTAATGATCCTTTAATTGATAATAATCCTTTAGCTTTATCTATGTATGTTTTATCATACAATAATAATAAGAAATTAGATAATGTAACTACTGAGTTAAAAAATAATTTAAAAGAATATTTGGAGCCTTTTAGGATGGTTACTGATGCTATAATAATTAAAGATGCATATTATATCAATTTAGGATTAAACTTTGATATAACTATTAATCCTGGGTTGAGTAGTAATGTGGTATTAACAGACTGTATAAATGCTTTAACCAATTATTTTCATATAGATAAATGGCAAATTAACCAACCCATTATAATTTCAAATATCAACTCAATTTTACTTCAAATAAAAGGAGTACAATCTGTAGTTAAAATTGAATTTACAAACAAATCAGGAGGCAATTATTCCCCTTTTAGTTATGATGTTGCTGGTGCTTTTAGAAGTGATATTTTATACCCTTCTTTAGATCCTGCTATATTTGAAATAAGATACCCTGATTTAGATATACAGGGTAGAGTTGTAACTTTTTAATAACTCTATATTTATAGTAAATAAATAATATAAATGGCTGTTTATAAAATATTTCCCGAAAAGGATACAACTATATACTCTGAATTTCCTAACACCAACACAGGGTTAGACCCAATATTAGAAGTAAAAAACACTAGTATGGGATTAACTAAGGATCCTCAAGTAGCTAGAGCTCTTATTAAGTTTTCTTCTAGTGAAATGATAAAAGCTACTAATATTATTTCAAGTACTGTAGTAGGAACTTCACCCTCTTTATCTCCCGCCCCTATTGGTCTATACAGTGCTTCTTTAAAACTATTCATATCAGATACTAATAATCTTCCCGATAATTATGATCTTTATTGCTATGCCGTATCTCAATCTTGGCAAGCGGGAACTGGGAAGTATTTATTTGACCCTCCTTATACTCAAGATTGTACTTGGTATAATAGAGAAACTGGTACCTTCTGGGCTACTTCTAGTTTACTCCCAGATACTACTATGTCCTTTTTACCTAACAATCCTGGAGGGGGATCTTGGTTTACTACTTATTTAGGTTCTCAATCTTTTGAAATAAACACTACTAAAGATACTAACATAGATGTTACTCCTATAGTAGAAACTTTTAATAGTTTTTTATTTATAGAAAATAATGGTTTTATATTAAAATTTGATGATCAATATGAATTTAATACTTCATCATCTTATTCATTAAAATTTTTCTCTAGAGATACTCATACTATATATGCTCCTCAACTTGAATTTAGATGGGATGATAGCGTATATAATACAGGGAGTTTAACTTTATTAACTGACCAGAATATAGCTATTACTCTAGGAAATAATCTAGGATCATATACTTCAGATAGTGTATGTCAATTCAGAGTAAATGCGCGACCTATTTATCCGCCTCGTCAATTTAATACTGTATCTGTATTTACTTTAAATAGTGCTTTACCTTCATCTTCTTATTATGCTATCCAAGATTTAGACACAGAAGAATATGTTGTGGATTTTAATGAAGAACACACTAAGGTAAGTTGTGATACCGCAGGAAACTTTTTTACATTATATACTGCTGGGTTCCAACCTGAGAGATATTATAAGATATTAATTAAATCTACCTTTAATAATGGTTCATCTGTTATATATGACAATGATTATATTTTTAAAATAAATAAATAATGGCTGAAAGAATTAATGTTAGAAATTTAGTTTATGATAAAAGTATATTTACTAAAGTTATAAATACTCAATTTGGTGAATTTAATCCAATTCAACCTACTGTTCCTGATACAACAGTAGAGGCTTTTTTTGATTTATATGATGAATTATTTTCTATCATACCTACTGAGGGTGATACTGATTCTCATAGATTTATATTATTAAGAGAAGCAGAGTATCTTAATGTAAAGATAGCAGATGATGATGAGATTCAAGCACTATTACAAGAAATAACAGATTTAAGACAACAATTATTAGAAGCTGAGGTAAACGCAGTTACAACTTTAGCTCAAAATAATTTAAATATATAATAAAAATAACTATTAATGGCCGATAATGTAAGAATAGTAGGACAAGTTTTAAATAGAGATCAAATAGACCGTTATAGTGTTGAAGATGAACAGTTATTACGTCCTATTGTACAACAAGAAACTTTTGGAAAACCTGAAGATTATATTGAGTATTTTGTATTTGATTTAGGAGGAAATATAATAGACCGAACCTATAACTATACTTCATATAAACTTCCTTCTAATTCGAGCTATCAACAAGATTATCTCCCAGTAATAGAAATAGACCCTATCCAAGATATTAAAAATCTAGGATTTGAATCAGGAGAAGTTACATCTAGATATAATTTTTTTAGAAAATTAGTAGGAGAATCTTCTAATCCTAATCTGTTCATTTCTCAAATATCATCAGATAGAACAGAATTAAGGGTTAATTCTACTTTAATAAACAATATTAGTTTACTAGATATTGCCAGCAATTTTGCTGATAAGCAATTAGCTGTCCCATATTATTACTATTTTATTCTTAATTTTGGTGATAATAATCAAATAATAGTAGTAAATGTTTTAAGTGAGGTAACAGATTTAGGAGAGGCTAGTTTATTATTTAAACTTTATGAACCTCTTCCTGCTAATATTACTTTAAAAGCTTCATTTTGGATTGTAGAAGAAATAATAAATCCTTATATCTATGATCTTAATTTAGATAAATTTATTACTCCACCATCTCGGCCATCTTTAAAAGGCCCTAATTTTAATATTGATTTAGAATTTAAAACAGTAGTTCCTACTAAGTATAATAATTTAGCCCAATTAGTTACTTCATTTACTGGCTCGTCATACCAAGCCGTTTTAAATTCACTTACCAATCAGGAGATAAATTTAAATGTAGACTATAGTTCACTTAATGAATTTATTCACTACAGCTCAGCTGTAAGTAGGATAAATAATTTTATGTTTAAGGTTGGAGAAATTGAAGGATATAAATATCAAATTAATGCTTTTTCTCCATTAACAGCAAGTAATGCTTCTTTAATAAATCAAATAAATCAGGCAACTTCAAGTTTAAATACTACTATTGCTAAATTTGATGGATTTGAATCATATTTGTATTATAATTCAAGCTCATTAACATCTTCTATTGTACAATATAATTTAGAAACGGGATCGTACTTATCATACAATATAGCTCCATATCCTAAATCTAATAATACTCAACCATATAATTTATACGCATCATCCTCAACTACAGTTTCAAATTGGTATAGAGATGCTATTGCTGTAGCTGATGATTATGATACAGTAAATAAAGATATATTAATTAATACTATACCTTCCTATATACTGGATGACCCAGGAAATTATTTACCTTATACTGTATTTGTTAATATGATAGGCCAATATTTTGATAATATTTGGGTTTATATTGATAACTTAACAGATGTATGGGATAATAATAATAATTTAAATGAAGGTATATCTCAAGATTTAGTATATGATTGGCTAAAATCTTTTGGTGTAAAACTATATAACTCTCAGAAAAGTCAAGATGTATTAGATTACAATATAGGTAGTCTTAGCGGAAGTACTGTATTTGCTTTTAACTGTAGACAATATAGATTTAGTAATTCTACAGGTGTTTTTAACTCTCAACCATATATAGACTGTAATGGAGTAGCTCAAATAGCAGAATTTGCTCCTTTTGCTATTAAACAAAATATTTGTGCTTTATCAGGAAGTATTTTTCCTATAACTGCTGGTTTGAGTGCTAGTGATAGAGGGGTATGTTATAATGGAAATTATTCTCCCTCCAGTAGTTTTTTAAATAATGTTCCTAAAAAAGATTTATTATTAGATACTTATAAAAGAATATATCATAATTTACCCTATCTATTTAAAGGAAAAGGTGCCCATGGTGGTTTGCAAGGATTAATTACATTATTTGGTATTACCGGCTCTATTTTACCTATTAAAGAATATGGGGGAACAAACGATTATCAAGATTTAAAAGGATACTCACCAAATAAAATAACATTAGGTTCAAATAATCTTACAGGAAGTATATTATCTCCTATAAAGCGATTTGAAACTACTACAACATCTTCTAGAGCTATTAGAAGTCAAGATTTACATTTTGTAGATGTATCTTTTTCTCCTCAAACCCAAATAGACAACTCAGTATCAGCTTCTATTACAACTGTAAACCCTAATTGGGTTATAGATAACTACATAGCATACCCAGAAGCTCTTCACTTAGATACTTATCCTTCTTTATCGTTTCAACGAGATTACTGGTTTGGGCAAACATTTACACACCCAAGTGAAGGATTTGATTATAATGGATTTATTAGATTAATTCAATTTTTTGATAATTCGTTATTTAAAATGGTTGAAGATTTTACTCCTGCTAGAAGTAACACATGGACCGGGGTATCTATTAAATCACCAGTATTAGAACGACCTAAAGTGCCTGAGGCAAAACCAATATTTACTAGTGAAGTAGACTTAGAAGGTAATATTGAAGGAGTTAATTTATCTTCAATTTATGATCCTTACTATTTTGACTTAACAGAAAATAAAGAGCCTTATTATACAGGAGATATTACAGGTTCTATTCTTGATACTTATGAGTATTTTGAAGAAAATAATATAAATCCATATTTAGTTAACAATACAACAAATTATGTAGCTCCCGGATCTAAACTTTTTGCCTTAGATCCCCAATGTAGGCAATATCTATTTGAAAATATTAGTGTTTCTACTAGAAGTGATACTTATCTAGACTGCAGTGGATCATCTCAAACTATAACTTTAACTCCTGGGGAAGCTGATATAGTTTGTGCTATAAGTGGAAGTTATTTACCTTTATCTTCTGGATTAAAAGTAACAGATTTAGGAATTTGCCCCACAGGTAACTACATATCTTCAGGGGATATGGATTTTATACTAAATTATACAGCACCATATTATGAGAATTTCTTTGAAAATTCTGATTTTAGTGCATTGCAGAATAATGTTAATGAAAGTTTAGTATCTCAATATAGAAAGAAATTAACCCCTATACTAACTACAGATTCTTTAGGAAGAGTATTTACTTCATATTCAATAACAGAATCAGTTCAACTTCAAGATTCATATCTAAGTAATACATCATATCTTAATTCAAGACATGATGGCGTACATCTTTATAGTAGACTATATAATAATTGGTCTTTAAATGATATATCTTATGGATCAACTCCTGTAATAAATTATAATACTAAAAAACTGGGTCTGTTTACAGAAGTTACAAAAAGTATATTACCTAATAAGACTAATGTTGCTTTAAAATATTTAGTTGACGAGTCTGGTAGACTTGTTGAATTAAACCAACGTAATAGAAATTGGGAGGAAGTTCAGAATACTTTTAAAACAGGAGATATATTAAATGTATCTTTATTTAACTCCCAACAATATTCAAATCAATCTGTTACTAATGGGAATAGAGTAATTTATGAAAGTGGATATTCATATTCTCCTATATTATATTACTTTGGCTCATCAGCTAATTCTCCTTCTCAATATATACCTTTCTTTAATCCTTCGGGTGAATTAGATATTTTAGGAACAAATTATTTTAGAAACTATCCATCTGGGGGTAATTTTATACCTGCTATTGCTTATCGTTCTTCTAGTAATGGAGCTAGACATGAAGTGTGGGATTTATTTAACATAACAATGTCCGCGGGGCCCCAATCAACTGGAGGGGGTGCAACAGTTGTAGCTCCTCCAAGCTATTTAGGAGCGTCGTTTTTTACAGGATCTGGGCCCGGTGTAGTTGATAGTAATAATTTAAGACTTACTTCTTCATACTATCAAATACCTAGTACAGGGGTTTATAGTTTTTTTCATGATTTTGAAATAAATGTAACTGGACAAGTTGGAGCTACTTTTACTGGTAGTATGGAAATTTGGTTAAGTAGTTCAATAACAGCTAATACTCCACAACTTATTACTACTCAATCAGTAAAAGTAGAACCGGGAGTGTGGAATGGATTATTAGGGCAACAGGACATTGTTGTTGGTAATTTTAGTGGACCTATTAATGAACAATACATAACTAGTCCACTTTTTTTAGTAGAAGGTTCTCCTAATTATCCTGGAACAAATACTCCTATACCTGCCTTAACTACTATAACAGTATATAATGGGTTCAAGATAAATGACTATAATGGGGTAACGGCTGGTTGTGGTCAACTTCCATCTAGTGAGCAAGTTGTGACATCTGATGTTACTTATAAGCTTTATAATTATCTAAAACTACCATTACCTGGCTCAGACCCATCTGTAAGTGCTACGCTAGGTGAAGCATTTTGGGTAGATTCTAGTCAAGTAACTTTTCCCCTAAGTTCCACGGCTATTAGCACATGGAGAACACCAGCACTTAAAAAATATAAAAGTTTAGAACAATGTGATCAGGGTAACCCCGTATCCACATTAAGATTTACAAATGCTTGGACTCTTGATACTAATCAAATTGGGATTTATAATGTTGGTGATATTGTATCATTTAGATTTTTTTGCAATACTACATCTAATGGAGTTAATAAAATAACCTCAGGAACATTAAATTCTTTTATATCTAGCAATACAGCTTCTGGGAATAAATCTATATTTAATGGGAGTAGTTATTCTCCGGGGGTATTACAAGTTACTCCTAATAATGGCTCCCAGGCATCTACTGCTTCTATTTGTATCAATCAAGCACAAAATTCTTTAGTATTAGGAAATCAATTATCAAGTTTTTATAGTCCAAACTATTATTTTGATCCATTATCTACAATCTATTCAGCTTCTTATGCTTCTTTATATCAAGAATATGGTTATATTGCTTATCCTTTTCAATTAGAACCTTTTGATAAAGTACTAATTCAAATCGATGCCGCAAATGGTTTTATATTTGAGTATAATATAGCTCAAATAGCTGTAGATGGTAGTGGTAGGGTAAATATACTAATTCAAGAGGATATAAATGGATATTTTCAAGATGCTATCTGTAATGGTTTTTATAAAATAATACTTTTAAAACGACTACGAGATGAAACCAGTGTTATTTTAAATTTAATAAAACCACCAGGAAAAGCATCTTATGGATTTATAATACCACAAAATATATCTTCAGATGTGATGAATAACATAGATAATATTACTAAAAACGTTAAATTACAGTTACCGGATGCTGGAAGTAGTGTAATTCAATAAAAAACATAAAATACAAATATTTATAAACAAAATAATTAATTAATAAATGGCTATATTAAATAACAATACTGTAACAATTGATGCAGTTTTAACAGCTAAAGGGAGAGAATTATTAGCTAGAAATGATGGTTCTTTTAGAATTACACAATTCTCCTTGGCAGACGACGAAATAGATTATACATTATATAATCCATCGCAACCCTCCGGATCTGCATTTTACGGGCAAGCAATTGAAGCTATGCCGTTAATGGAAGCTTTTCCAGATGACACTCAAATTATGATTTATAAACTAGTAACTTTACCTAGAGGTACAGCTAAGCTACCAGTAATTAATGTTGGGTACAATAGTATTTCATTAAAACAAGGATCTACTTTAACAATTACTCCTCAAACATTGAATTACTTAGGTGCTACTAGTACATTTGAAGCTAACGGATATGCTATTACTATTGCTGATGTTAGATTCTTATCTACATTTTCATCAACGGGTGTTCCTGGATCTGAGACTACTCCAACAGGTGTTACATCAACAGTAGGTTCACAATTAAGCCAAACTATTATTGGTACTTCGTTTACATTAACTGGAACTACAATTAATACATTATTTGGTTCTGGGTTAAATCAGATAACAACCACTATTACTGTTTTAGGTAGAGATTCAGGAGCTAGAATAACTATTCCATTAACTATTGCAAAATCAAATTCATAATATATGTCATTCGTAAGATACAATCCAGAAGACTCAGTAGTAAGTACAGAAACCGTAGTAAGACCAATGTGGAGTGGTAATCTTAATACTTTAACTACTTTTTTTACATCTAGTATTATTACTAGCCCATTTTATTTAAATGTATATAGTGAATATCCCGGAGCTTTACTTTCTACTACATCATCTGTTCAGATGGCTATACAATATGGAAATAAACTAGGAAACGGATCCAGTTATATTAACTCTTCTATTAATACAGTAATGCCTGATGGGTCATCCTTAACTACCTCTAGAGTAGTTTATGGGCAATATAGAACATTATTGTTAGGAACAGAAAGTGGAAGTTTTGATTTTGGAATAGACAAACCAAATGATATGTATATTATTAACATAGCTAGAAATAGATATAAAGAACATATTAATCCTGGATCTTTAACATTAAAATTAAAAAACGGTGCTGCTGAAATTTCTTTAACAGACAATAGTCAGATCTCTGCTACCACAAATTATACTACAGCTGGGGCTTTATATTATACTTTGGTTTCGGGTAGTGTCGGAGTGGCTGCTACTGCCTCTGTAAATGCTTCTGTTTATGGGTATTTATTTCCTCAAAGTGATATTATTATCTTAAACCCCACAGCTTTAAGTAAATCCGTAATAGATGGAGGAATAGCATTTTCACCTACTATAAACTCCCCAGGAAATAATGATGATTTACCCTCCCAAATTTATGGTTTAATGTCTTCTAGTGCTAATTTTGCTTTGCAATCTTCTGAAAATGTGTCAGCTCATTATTTCTTTACTAGGGTAAAAAATCAAGATTTTAATTATACAACTAATCCATCAATTATAGATGCTAATGGAAATTTACTTTATACTACATTAATTAATAATCCTCAAACTTTTATAACAACTATTGGATTATATAATGATAATAATGAATTATTAGCTGTGGCTAAATTAAGTAAACCATTAGTAAAAGATTTTACTAAGGAAGCTTTAATAAAAGTAAAATTAGACTATTAATTTAAAAAATAATAATGTTATTGCATGGGATCATTCAAACAGTTAAAATCATCAGATGTTATAACCATACCTGTTATAGCAAATAGAACTTGGAATTTTAACTATTGTCCTCTTCCTTCTACTGACCCTTACATTTCAGTATATAATGGAACTAATTATACTAATTCTTTTAATCCAGGGAATGAGCCTACAACTAATACACATTATGATAGACTTACCTATAGACAAATTAATCAATTATTCTATCATCAATACTCGGGAAGTTTAAATACATCATCTCTAGCTTCTTCTATTCATTACTTATCAGCTAGTAGTCAACACCCATCAGCTTCATTTTTTAATTTTAATAATGATCCTGCCTTTATTTCATATTTTCCAACAGGAGCAAATGAAACTATTAGAGTAATTCAAATATCTCCTAAAGCATATGGTAATAAAGTTTTACCATATTCATTTCAAATGTCATCATCTAATTATAATTTTTACGATGATGGTAAAGGAAATGTTTATGATAATCTAATTAATCCCTCACCTACCCATGCTGGAAATATATTTTATTCTGAGGGTACTATTGTGATTACAAATCAGGATTATCAGAATGCTTTTGTATTACCTGCTGTAGCTTATGATGAAACTTATACTTTAATGAGAAATGAATATCCAAATCCATTAACATTCTCATTTTATCCTTTATTAAATGATGATTTAAGAGGAAATACATTAATAGATAATTCTATTCAAATATTTGGAGGGAATGCTAATTTCTTTAGTACAGGCTCAGATAACTCTATATCATTATCTTTTTCCGGGTTAGGGTTAGGAACCTACCAAACTTTTTATACATTCTTAACTACTGGGTCATATTGTGCTCCATTAATGAGTAGTACAGCTAGTGTTACTATATATGTAACCGACCCAGAATGTGAATTTGAAATTGGAATTGCTAGATTAGCATCTTCTCCAAGTGTAACACCAAGTATAACGCCTAGTATAACTGTAACACCAAGTGTAACTAGAACACCAAGTGTAACTAGAACACCTAGTGTAACGCCTAGTATAACGCCAAGTGTAACTAAAACACCTAGTGTAACAGCAACACCAAGTGTAACTATATCTATAACTCCATCAATAACCCCTTCATCACCTTTAGCTGTTAGATCAGTTGTTGATTGTTGTACTGGGGCAAAACGAACAATGGTATTACCTGCTGCTTTCATAGGTTCGTCAGTTACTTCAGTTGATAAAAGATGTTTTATTGTTACTGCAGGAACAGGAGTTGTTGCTAATGAAACATGGAGTGGTTTAGAATCCCCTTCTACATATATAGATTGTAGTGATTGTATATCTAGTAATCCATGTATTTAATAAAAAATTATAAAAGTAAAATATGCCTACATTTACAATATCTTATACTCAAGGAAATACTCCCGGCCCTTTCAATATTTATTTATCAGGAAGTAGTGGATTAAATCTTTATGATTCAGGAGTTACTCAAGACCAGTTAGTAAATGGTTATCAAATAACCTTTCCAGATATAATACCTTCATCTTCTGTTGCTATATATGATATATCTTTTGGTTGTTTTACAGAACAAAATGTACCTTTTCCTTCACGGACTCCTTCTGTTACACCTACTATTACTACAACACCAAGTGTAACTCGTTCTGTATCTATTAGTCGAACTCCAAGTAAAACTGTTTCTATTAGTCCAACAAGAACTCCTAGTTTTACTCCACCACCATCTAACTCTGTTACCCCAACACCCACATCTACACCTGGAGCATCTCAATCTACATCTCCTTCTCCATCTCCTACTAGAACACCTTCGGCAACTACTCCTCTAGTTTATAATGATAGATTTTATTTAGTAACACCTGGGGGGAATGATGCTTTTCAAGCTTGCATAAATGTTATTAATTCTACTGCTATTGTAAATACTGGGATATTTATCGCCACCCCAGCAAATATTACTATACCAAATCCGTTAACTGTAGGTACTATAATTTTAGAAGCCACTTCAGTTTTTCCTACTATTTATTCTCCATATGTTGGTGGTAATCTATATTATTTTATTGATACATGGGTTTCTCAGAATGAGCTAGGTAATGGATATTTTTACCAAATTAATAATTTTGGGGAAGTATTAGATGTACAATTTAGAAATTGTGTTCCTTTAAATCCTGATCTAGGTTAATTAAAATATTTTAAAATATGTCATTTTCACCACCGCCAAGCTTTAATATTACTTTCCAAAATGAAGTAACTATTTATCAACAAAATGTGATTTGTCATGTTAAGGATAATGAATTTAATCTTTCATACAATCCAACATTATTGCAAGATAATTTACAGTCGGGAAGTAATTTTATGTCTCAATCATTGAACACTCCTCTACCTCAGGTAAAAGATTTTGCAACAGCATCATATTTTGAACCATATGTTACAACTATAGGTTTATATAATGAAGATAATACATTATTGGCAGTAGCTAAATTAGGACAACCTATATCATTATCACAAAACACAGACATGACATTTGTAATTAGATACGATAAATAAAATGATTAAGTTAGTAGATTTATTGAAGGAATTAAGCCAAATTACTCCAGCAGAGAAGCCAGTAGAAGATTCTGGTTTGACTAAAGTATTAGGTGCTATTAGTAGATTTATTAAAGGTAAGGAAACTACAGAATGGTTAAATAAGATTAAGCAAGTTAATGGTGCTAAATTTGATGATTATACTTTAAAATATAAAACTAGTCAAGGTAATTCATTTATTATTGATATTATAAAAGGTAAAGATAAAGTTGGTAGATTTCTTGCTATATTATATAAAGATAAAGAAACAGGTCAAATTTCATTACAAATTCAAAAAGTAGAAATATATCCTAAATATAAAGGAAAAAGTATTATGAGGAATTTCTACCAATCCTTTAATGAATGGTTACAAAACAATTTCCCAAATTTTGATAAATTCACTTCAGACTTTATATTTTTGTATAATAAACAAACTGGTAAATATGATGGGTTTAGTATGTGGGAAGATTTAGTTAAAAAAGGATTAGCATCTAGATTAGGTCCGGATGAAGATTATATTCCACCGGCTACCCCACCTAAAAATGATATGTGGTTTATTAAAAGTGGATATAAATTAAATGAATAAGATGATTAAACTAGTAGATTTATTAAAGGAAATAGGAGAAGCCTCTAAAACATTCAACACAACTAAAACAGATGATGGAAAAACAATTTTTTTTAAAATTGATGATCCTAATTTCCCTATTGATAATTTTTGGATTGCTATAACTTTAGCTGATAAAGATAATATTATTAGTCAATCTCCGGATGATGATGCTAATAAATCAGGATTTAATTTATCTAAATATAGAGGAAATGCTGCTAAAGTAGATTTTGGGATTATTGAAAACGGTGCATGGGTTTTTCCTGAAATTAATAAGGGATATCTTTTTGGTGTGATGGGTACTGTTGTAAATTCTATTAAAACAGTATTAAATAAGCATAAAGGAATAGAATATTTACTTTTTATCCCGGCTGCTAAGATTAGATCAACAAATAACCTAACCCCTAATAAAAAATTTAAATCCAACAATAACCCTCCAGTAAATCAAGACACCCAAATTAGTGATAATGGTGCACAAAGAGAAAATTTATATTTAGCATATATTAGAAAACAATTACCTAGTGCTAAATTAGATAAAGAAAATGGTTGGAATGTTATAACTTTAAAATAAAATAAAAAGATTGTTATGAATAAATGGATATGTGGGGACGAATTTAACCCCGAAGACTACACAGGTTTTGTTTATAAAATTACAAACCTCACAAATGGAAAATTCTATATTGGAAAGAAATCATTCTTCCATAACACTAATGTTAAATTAGGCAAAAAGGAATTAGCCGCACTACCCACAGCTCGTGGTAAAAAACCCTCAACTAAATTAGTTATTAAAGAAAGTAATTGGGAAGACTATTGGGGTTCCAATAAAGAGTTAATACAAGACGTTAAAGAATTAGGACCAGAGCATTTTGAATGTCTTATCTTACGTCTATGTAAAACCAAAAAACAACTTACATATTTTGAAGTACATTATCAATGTTTAAGTGATTGTTTATTAGGTGCTAATTCATATAATGATAATATATTAGCTAAGTTTTTCCGTCGAGATTTTATCTAACATCGCTTGGATCCCTCAGAGATTTTTATTACCTTAACCCTACAGATTTGGTAAAACAGTTAAAAAATGGAAATAGAAGAAAAGGGAATAAGGGGAAAAATGTTAATGACGTTGATAGAATCGGTATTAGGAAAGGGGCGGTCTACTGCTCGTAACAATGCCGCATTTAACTGTCCGTTTTGTCATCATTCTAAACCCAAATTAGAAATACAAATTCATACTAACGAGAAAAAGGAAAACCCTTGGCATTGTTGGTCGTGTGATGAAAAGGGTAAGACCGTGTCTTCATTGTTTAAAAAATTAAAGGCACCACAACATAAAATTCAAGACCTATATTCATTAATTAAACCGGGTACTAAACAAGAAACGGTTGTTAATGCACTTTCTTTACCTAAGGAATTTATTCCTCTTTCTTGCGCTAGTCAAAT